GACAGTGCCGGTGAGGCAATTAAAAACAAATTAGAATACATCAAATTTCAGATGGGTACTAATAAAATGAGAATGGTAGGAGAAATCCTACCTAGATATGCATATTGGAAGAAGCTTAAAGATTTCAATATTCCGGTTGAATGTCTATCTTTTGATAGAGATAAGGAAACATTTACTAATCTTGAAAAGGATCATTTTAGAGAACATTTTCCTCTAAAACCTAATGGTGATAAGAATTACCCTTCATGGTCTTATGTAATTAAAGTACTTGATCCTAATGATAATAATAAGGTTAAGTTATGTGGATTAAAGAAAAAGCTTTTTGAGCAAATTCAAAGTCACGCTAAGAAACATTTAGGTGATCCTACTAATCCCGAGACTGGTTGGATGGTTGTTTTTGAGAAAAAGAGCACAGGTCCTCTACCTTTCCAAGTAGAGTATACCTTAGATCAAATGGCATGTGAAGTAACACCTTTAACAGAGGAACAAGTTGCGGCTATTGCAGATACACCATCTATCGATACATTAATTCCTCGTCCTACAGCAGATGATCAATTAGCTTTTATTAAAGCATCTTGGTTAGACACAGACAAGGAAGAAAATGTAGATACAGCTGCCGCTGCAGCAGCAGGTAGTGATAAAGATGAGGATGATATCCTATTTTAATTATAGTAGTTGGGGCTTCGGCCCCAACCTTCTTGAGGTTAAATAATGAAAGTAAAACTAGGTAATGTTATATATGATAGTAATGACGAAGCAATTATGATTATACTATCCGCACAAGATAAAGTAAATATAAATGCTATGCTAACGAATGCAACTAAATATTGCTCTTTTGATGAAGATATGTATAATACTGAGCAAATAAAGACTTTTATGAAAACATAATGAAAATATTATTCAGCGCCGATTGGCATATTAAGTTAGGTCAGAAAAACGTGCCTAGAGATTGGCAGAAGAATAGATATAAAATGTTGTTTGATAAACTGAGCAACATGGAACGAAGTTGTGATATTCATATTATTGGTGGTGATATCTTTGATGCCTTACCAAAACCAGATGAAATAGAATTATTCTTTGAAGCAGTCGCATACGCAGGAATACCTACATATATATATGATGGTAATCATGAAGCAACACGTAAAGGAAAAACATTTCTAACATTCTTAAAAAATGCAGTATTTCATATTAATAATAATGTTCATATTATAGATGGAATAGAAATTCACTCCTTCTTCAATGAATCGCAGTCAAGTATAGATTTTATACCATATACCCACCTAAAGAACTTCAAACCAGAAGAGTTCAAAAATAAAATATGTTGTACTCATGTAAGAGGTAACATACCACCACATGTAATAGAAGAAGTAGATTTAGACTTATTTAAGCGATGGGATATAGTACTTGCAGGTGATCTACATGCACATTCAAATTCCCAAAAGAATATAATATACCCAGGAAGCCCGCTAGCTATTACATTTCATAGAAATCCAGTAGAAAACGGAGTAATAATTCTAGATACAGATACTCTAGATTATGAATTCAAACCACTTGGGTTACCACAACTAATAAGAAAAACAATAACTTCTAAAGATGAGATTATAAAAACAGATTATGATCATACAATATATGAAGTAACAGGTAATGTACTAGAATTATCAGATATCGATTCATCCTCTGATTTAATCGATAAGAAACTTATAAGAAGACATTCGGATGCAGTACTAAACTTACACAATTTATCGAAAGAGGAAGAGCTGCGAGAGTACTTTAAACTAGTAGTAAAACTACCAAATTCTGATATAGATGATATAATGAGAGTATTTAATGATTATTACGATTCAGGACTTAAAGTGGAGTAATTGGTTTTCTTATGGAAAAGGAAATTATATAAACTTTGATCAACCAGTATTACAAGTAATGGGTATAAATGGAACAGGCAAAACATCAATACCTATAATATTACAAGAAGTTTATTATGGAAAAAATTCTAAAGGTAAAAAGAAATCATCATTACCAAATAGATATCTAGATAAACCTTTATTACATGCTGAAAGTAATTTTATAGATGATAAAGGAAATAAATATAAAATAATACTTAATAGGCTATCAACACTAAAATTACAACTACTTAAAAACGATATTGATATATCATCACATACTACAACAGGTACATATAAAACAATACAAGGAATACTTGGGTTAGACTTCAAAACATTTTCACAATTAATATATCAAAGTAGTACAGATAAGTTAGATTTTTTAACTGCTACAGATGCTAACAGGAAGAAATTCTTAATAACTCTATTTTCTTTAGATAAGTATATACATATACATGAAAAATTTAAAAAAGTAAACACAGAGTTAAGTACAGAACTAACAGGTTTAAAAAGTAAAATTTCTACTATAGAAGCATGGATAAAAAATAATAGCTCTATGGACTTTACTTTACAGACAATTAATGATATACCAGAAATAGATGATGAAGATATAGATAGTTTAGGTGATATACGCTCTAGTTTAAAAAATATTACTGAAACTAATAAAAAGATCAATGATAATAATCAACTATTAGAAATATTAGATAATTTAGATACATCCATATTATACGACTCTAGTACCTTTGATCAAGAGTATAAAACTAACCTAATTAAAAATGGAAAGGAAACTAAGGAAGAATTAATTAGAAATGAAACTGCATTGAAATTATTAAATAGTACTAAAGTGAAGATAAATTCATTAGGTAGTACGTGTCACTCATGCGGACAGGATATAGCAGATAGTACAAAAGCGACTATGCTAGAAGATATAAATAGTGAAAAATATTCATTAGTATCTGTATGTACTGAGTTAAATGATACGATAGTAGTATTAAAAGCAGATCTTAAATGTCTATTAGAAATAGAAAAAAAGGTTAAAGAAAAAGAGCGTGTATCAAACGAAGTATCTAGACTTAGTTCATCTATTGATAGAAATATGGATACTGAAGTATTAGATGAATTAAGTATGAAGGCTGATATTAATCAAATTTCTGAAAGAATAACTAAAGTCAAGGTTGATATAGAAAAAGTATCTAGAGCTAATAGAATAGCTTCAGCACATAATTCAAAGGTGGAAGTAGTACTAGGTTTACTTGAGGGGCACAAGGTAGAAATTAGTGAACTTAGTGTAGAATCTGAAAAACTATTTGATACCTTAAATAAAGTAGAAATAATTAAGAAAGCATTTAGTCCAAGTGGTTTATTAAGTTACAAAATAGACTATCTAGTAAAAGACTTAGAAAAAGAAATAAATGAATATCTAGGAACATTATCTAGCGGTAAATTTCAGTTAATATTCAAATTAGAGAATGAGAAACTTAATATAGAAATTATAGATGAAGGAATGGCAGTAGGAATAGAAGAATTATCTGCCGGTGAACTAGCAAGGATTAATGCCGCGACACTGCTTGCGATACGCAAGCTAATGGCGGCTATTTCATCAACGAAGATAAACGTTTTATTTTTAGACGAAATACTCGGCGTCTTAGATGAGGGTGGTAAAGAGATGCTAATAGAGGTATTACATAAGGAAAAAGATCTAAGTACTTTATTAGTTTCGCACGAGTACTCGCACCCATTAATACCGAAAATAACTATAATTAAAGAAAATAAAATAAGCAGGATAGATAATGGTAGATAGTAGACAAAAGGGCGGACGAGCAGAAGCCGCAATAAAGAAAGTATTAAGAGATAAAACTGGATTAAACTTCCAAAGAACACCAGGCTCCGGTGCCTTGAATCCTACGCATATGTTAAAAGGGGATATTTATATACCTAATACAGCAAATAGATTTTGTATAGAAGTGAAGCACTACAAAGACGACCACTTGACTAGCAAGATATTAACAAGTAAAAATCCACAACTTATTGAGTGGTGGTCACAAGCAGTTAGACAAGGAGAACAAGTAGATATGCAACCACTTTTATTCTTCAAGTTTGATAGAAGTAAATGGTTTGTGGCTACGTATATGGACTTAGATCATGATAAATGTATTGATATATTATTTGAAGATTATTCTTTTTCCATATATAATGTAGATGATATAGATTTAAAAGGTATAGTATGGACTTTATAAATACAAAAGGTATGAATAGAAATAATCTTATGGTTGTAGACTTCCTAAACTTATGTTTTAGGTATAAACATGCTAATAAAAAGAATTTTACAGCAGAAATAATAAATACTATACAATCATTAGGTCACTCTTATGATGCTAAGGATATTATAATTGCTGGCGATTGGGGTAGTAAATGGCGTAAAGAT